TCTGGATAATTCCTGTCTTAATTGCTTTTTGGCCTTTGTAGTCAAATCCATTGCAGAGATCTGGGCCTCAATAAGATACTCATAAAATTCTTCGCTAACGCTTTCTAGGATTTTTATTGCTTCTGACTCGGTATTGCAATATTTTTCTTCTACAAGAAAATCTACTAAATCGTGCATTTTAGTACAAAAGTTTTAGTTATTTAGTAACAAAAAAGCGCCCAGATGGCGCTTAAAATTGATAGACTATTTACCTTTTAGAGTCATAATTAATCATACTCTACACCATAAAGAATTTCATTTTTAGCATAATAACCAAGTTTTTTTTGGATATTATAAATTTCATGGTGTAATTCTTTTTGTCTTTCGTTTACCTTTTCCAACTCACTTTTAAGAGATCTAAGAGTGTTTTTTAATTCAACCATTTCAAATATCTCCTTCTCGTCGGTTTTCGGAGCGTTCGACAGTAAAATGGCCTTCTGGATATCGTGCAGAAAGTTTTTCATAATTCATTTGCATAATATCTTCAAAATTTACATCCATGGCAATACATAAATCCGCAACATAAAAAAGTGCATCTGAACACTCAAGAAGTAAATGTCTTTTTGCATCTTCATCAAATTTTTTACCTTGGAAGAGACACTTTTTAATAATCTCAACCGCCTCCCCTAACTCAGCCGAAGCTCCTAATGCAAATGTTAGCAAATACGTCAGCTTAACTCCTTGATCATCAAGTTCCCTAATACGATCAACAAGAGCATCTACGTTAGAACTAGGCTCACTTGTAATTTTTCTTACAAATTCAATATATTCAGTGCTGTTAATTTTTTGGTTAGTCATAATAATCAATCAAAGTTAATAGTTTTAAATTTAGATTTTAAATCAATAATTTCTGTTGGATCACCAGAGGTGTCAATCAGGCTTTCCTGGGCAGCCTGCTCCACATTATACACCCTCATCTTGGGTCTGTCAATACCCACCGAGAATTTCCTATAACGATCCAAAGGCCCATAACGATTCTTTAGTTGTTTAATAATAATCTGGTTCATCTGCTCTAGCTCCTCTGTCGAAATAAGAGCCAAAAGTAAATCAGCGGTAAAGGCGATGCCATAAGAATCCGAAACGTCTTCTAGAGAGGATTCGGTTGTGGAACTCCCAGACCTATTGAATTGTACCGCTGAGAGGGTCGGTATGTTATTTTCAACACCTAAACCACGTATTTCTTCTGAGATAGACTTAACATAAGTATAGGAATTAGAAGTACTTGCCTTGTATCTAGAAGAAGCACAAAGATTCAAATAATCAATAACAATCACATCAGGTTTAAAGTTTTTCTTCATTTCAAGTTCTTTTAACAGCACCTTAAAATGATTTGAACTAGATGTTCCCGGTGGATACTCCTTGATAATAAGTTTACCTCTTGTCTTTTTACTCAGTTGAGAAGTCTTACTAAAAAATTGCTCTTTAGTGAGGTTTTTAATATTTTGAACCTGAACGTCGAGAAGATTAGCATCAATTCTTTCTGCAATCTTTTCCTCGGCCATTTCAAGAGTAATGTATAAAACATTCTTTCCTTGAAGTAGAGTCGAGGCCGAAAAGTGACAAAGGAAAAGGCTTTTACCAACCCCAGGCGGTGCAACAAATAAATTCAACGTCTTGGCCGATAAACCACCATCAGTAATTCGATTTAAGTAATCAATATCAAATGCAATTTTAGATTCTTTCTTATGATAGTATTCATAACGCTCTTCAGCATCTTCAATATAATCGTGGCCAATATGATTATCAAAAGATATTGACAGGGCTTCTTCTAGGATTGATGGAATTGCGTCTCTTGTCTTTTGGCTGTTGCCGCCATCTGCGATATTAATAGATTCCATGAGGGCCAAATAAATGGCCCGGTCCTTACACCACTTCTCGGTTACCTGAGATAGCCATTGAAAATCAACCGGTTCATAATCAAGAGACGAAATAACCGACAGGCATTCTTTAAAAGAATTTTCGGTCAGGTCGGTTCTGTTTTCAACCTCAATTTCTAGGGCCTCTTTGGTTGGTAGTTTATTGTATGAAGAAAAGAAATCTTGAATCTCTTCAAAAACAATCTTCTGAGAATAGTCCTGGAAATAATCAGATTTTAAATATGGAAGTATTTTTCTTATGTATTCGTCATTGTATATTAGGTTTTTTAAAATTAACAGCTCAACTTTGTCCATTCACTTATAATGTAGATAACAACTCAAAACATATTTGTCACAATTTATAGGTATTTCTTCTTTATGTGGGAAGGGCCATAAAGGAGGAAATACCAAAAGAGACCCTTGTGTGGGAGAAACCCTGAAGTCAGAGAAGGCAGTTTCCCCGCCTTGTTCTACCGTATTAAGGAAGAACTTAAAGGCGAGGAATCTTCTTGCCGATTCATGATCCTGGACCTCAACATGAGGTGCCACATAATCTTCATTAACTCTAAATTTTTGAATATGGAATTTCTCAAAGTTGTGATGTTCAGGAAAACACCGATCATCAATAAACTCATAATATCGTTTTTTATATTCAAAAACTTTTGAGATAATGTGATTATGGACGTTGTTTATTTCTTCAGAATTTCTACTAGCGTCAGTTAAATTTAATTGCAACTGCTGACTAGACTCAAGAACATTGATTAAGAAATCACAAACATTAGAATCCAAGGCATTATTATAAATCTGAATTAAATCATTCAGTTTCGTCATCTTCTACTATTTCTTCATTTAGAGCGGATCCATACTTAAATTTTTTCTGGGCGTATTCGTCTAGTTTTTCAAGAAGTTCAGGAGTAAAGTATTCTTCTGGGTTAGCATAAATGACGTTTTTACCAATCTTTTTACCGTTGATCTCATAACGGTTGCCGACCCTAGGAATTATACCAGATTCCTCTCCTACGTCCAAAAGTCCGTAGTATCGATCTAATCCGCGATGATCATAGTATAAGCGTACTGATACTTCTTGATTCTCCCTACTTAAACGAGACTTAAATGTTTTGGCCTTAATAATACTGCCAACGATTTCGGTTCCGTCTTTTTCTTTAGTTTTAGTTAATTCAACAATTGTAGAAGCTGAATATTGCATTCCAGAACCAGAACTTTGAACAAATGCTGGACCATAACCCCCAACGTTTGCATAAATGTGATTGGTCACAATCATTGGAATGTTTGCCTTACCAAGTTTAAGTGTAAGCATTCTAAATGCCGCCTTTGTAAGTTGGGCTCTTGTCATATCACGTTTTTCTTCACCCGCAAGGGTATCGTTAATCTCCTTATTAGTCGAAAGCATCCCAAGAGAATCAAGAACAAACATACATGGTTTTCTTTCTTCCTCTGGCTTCTTCATATAAATGTCAACTGCCTTAAGAGCCTTAGTTCTAAATTCTTCCACAGTAACCACGTTTAAAACTACTACCCTTGAAAGGTCAATTCCTTTTTCAGATAGCATTTTTCTAGTAACAGCAGCCTCAGTGTCAAAATAAAGACAATATCCTTCCGGATTCATTTCTAAGTAATTCTTGACCACAGCAAGAGAGAAGAAAGTTTTTCCCGATGCGTTCGCCCCAGAGAAGGTAGTAATTTTATTACCAGAAACTCCCCCAAAAAGAGAACCACTGACAAGGGCATTAAGCATAAATGAACCAGTATCTACATAAATTTCGTCTTCGCTAATATCTTCGGCTAGTTGAGCATATTCTGCGCCGACTTCCTTAATAAGATTTTGTAAAAATTCCATAAGTTTTAAATAAAAAATTGATCGAGTGTAATTGTTTTTTCTGTTTTCCAACCAATAATATCTAATATTGCCTTTAGCGGTTGCACAAAAGTTTTATCGAACTGGGTCTCATAATCCACGTAAGCATGTAGACCGAATTCTTTTGGTAGAGTCTGTATAAACCCAATCACATTTTCCATGATTGGATTAGGCATCTTCAAGTAGCAATATTTTATTTTTTCGCCGTTGGATATAAAGTTGTATTTGTTCTCCAGACCATGTTTTTTGAGGTTATTGTTGTATAGTATGGAACCTCTTACATGGATAGGTGTTCCCTTTATATATAGGGAAGTTGTTGACAAAAATTTAGTTACATCCGATACACCTTTTGGAAATGCCACTTCTTCTGGATCAAGTTTGAAGAACTCTTTTTTAGATTCTTCAACAAAGCTAATCATGTCCTCTTCGGTGTAATTCATCAGGACCTTAAAGGCCGCATTAAGTTTGTTTCTACAAAAGGCCGGGGTAGAAGACTTAACCGCCTCAATACCAGTGACAGAAATCTTTGGCTCAGAATACCTTACTCCTTCATTATCCCAAACATTGATAATGTAATGCTTTTTGCCTGTGATAAGAAACTTATCTGCAATTTTTTCTCTCTTCATGTGCAACTTATTTTTATAAGCATGAAGATAATCAGTCAATTCAGTATAAGACTCATTGATGTATTCTTGAATCTTGGTTGAAAATATGGTGTTAATAAATTCTACAATCTTTTCTTTTGAGGTGTCTTTTCCTTCAAATATTTTATTGACTAGTGGATCAACATTGAGCATCACGGAATCAGTGTCTCCGTAAATACAGTAGTCAACCTTTTCTGTTTTAAGGAGATTATTAAAATAAATGTTTAGTTTATTCTCAATCCACTTAAGGGCAAGTTGACCTGATGAGGTGATGGCCTCGGCATTCCTTAGTTCATAAAACCTAAAGTACGGAGATCCAAGAGCCCCATAACCACTGTTCAAACATACCTTAAGACTCAGTTGCTTCACATTGTAATTAGAAATTTTATACTTTAAAGACTTATCTTTAGATTTCTCATATTCTTTTTCGGCTGCGATTTGAAGATTTTTATACTGCTTTCTTTTTTCATACATATCCTCAAGGATGACCGGAATAAAACTTTGGTGATCCTTTGAATACATAGACCCATTAGGACAAATTGAATACTCTGGATAGATTGATGTATCTACTTGTTTTTTAACAATCTTATCAACAGATATTGAAGGAAATGGTTGGTCTATAAGAGTCTCAGGTCCAATGTTAAAACTAATCATTATATGCGGGTACAATGACGTAAGGTCAAGAGTCACTGTCCAACCATAAAGACCGGGGATTGGCTCTTTTACATAAGCCCCCGCAAACTTTTCTGACTTGTTTGACTCTTTTTTGAGTGGGATGGCGATCTTCTTTTTATTGAGGTAATTGAAGATAATGTTGTCCCACATTCGCACC